TCAAGCATGATCGGCCTCCCGCTTCTCCTGTTTCAGTTCTCGGTTCTTTTTGTTGATCCGGTAGCGGTCGATCAGCCACCAGCCAAAGACAATGGCGTTTACGACGATGCCGATGAGCGCATCAGCTGCGCCATCATCGAGCCAACCGCGAGCGATGAGAAAGCCGCCCGCCACCTGAAGGATTTGCCGGATGATCGGAATAAGAAGGGTGATATCCATCATTTCCCCTTTCCGAAGATCACGAGAATTGCCCGGAATAGATCGGCCCAGAAGCCGGTTGAGATTTCCGTGGACGGTTTCCCGACCTCGGGTTTCGCATCGGATACCGGCGTGAGGAATTGCTTTCGCTCTGCTTCGCGTCGGATTGTCAGCCCATTGAGCACCTGCTTTTTGCCGTTGATGGTGATCTTGTTCCAGACAAGGAATTGGTCGGCTGCGGCCTGCCTGTCGCCCGCATTGAGGCGCTTCAGCAAAGTTGAGCCTTTGAAAGCACCGGGCCCGACATTGAATGCGAAGCTAACCAGAGCATCGAATTCATTCTGATTGAGCGGAACCTTAACAGCCGACGACACTGCCGCCTCGAAGGTAGCAAGGTCACGCGACAGGATTTCAGAGGCTTCCGCCGCCGTGATCTTCATGCCAGACGTAACTTTTGGTGCGCCTGCCGCTGACGTATGGCCGACGCCGATAGTCCAAATCCCGGCGCTATCCTTGTAGGCCTTCAATTCAACGCCTTCGCGCTGTTCGATGAGCTTTCGCCCTGCTGCACTGGTTTTCATGGATTTACCTTTCAGGCACAAAAAAACCGCCTCTCTGGGCGGCGGTTGTCGTCAAATTGTCGGCTTGGTCAGACGGTCGAGAATTGCTCCCAAACCGTGTCAACTTGCTCGTCGGTCAATCCAAGTAACGGGATAAGCTGCACGATGAGGGGATGAAGCCGCCGAAACTCGCTCGCGAAATCCCATTCGATTGTCGCTTCAGATTTTGCGGGCTCGGGCAATGCGTTGATGGCTGCTTGGACCCCGGCTAACTTCCCAAGATTGAGCAAACCAAGCCTGATTTGTCTGGCGGTCAAATTCGGCATTGCTGCCCGCTTTTCTTCCGGTGTCAGCACTGGTTCCGCATATGGAGTAATCGTATTCCCGTTTGCTTCCCATTCGGCAAGCATGACACGATGTCGATTTTCCATGTTGTCGGGTACGATCATCGTCTCGCCATCGATTACAGCGTCGATATATCCATATTTGTTAAAGGCGGCGATTATGTTCATGGTCAAAGCCTCGCATCGAAGAAATATTCACGATTATAAACACCGAGAACTCCCGCTCCGTTCGCGTCAACAATCATGATGTAGTAGTTTGCTCCGGCCAAAACGGACACGGAGCCGACAGCGCTTGAGAATGACCCTGCTGCGTTGAGAGTTGCGGTAGGTGTCTTGCGCATCGGAACAGGAAGTGTCGCGAGAGTTTGGTATTGGAACCCGTTCCCGCTCGAATACGTCGATAGTTGATAGCCCACGCGCTGGAAATAGCGCTGACACATCGCAACCTCTTGCTGCATTTGACGCGGGGCAAAGGGATCTTCTTCCACAAATGCGTCACCAACAGTCAGCGAAGCCCGCGCAATGACATACGTACCGGTCTGCCGACAGGCGAGCATCCAACGAAGTTGCAAATAATCGCCGCCCGCAGTCCCAATGGTTTTTCCTGCAAGAGACGGAAGCGTAAATAACGCGTTTCGCTTTCTCGTGCTTGCGTCGTGGACTGCTGAATTATCAAGAATGGTTGGCGCAAGGATGACATTTCCTGACGGGGAGCCCCCAGTACCGAACCCCTGCGTAAGGTCTACGCTTAAAGCCTCTGGAGCCGTACCACCGCCAACGCGATCAACATAAATTCTAGCTGTGCACGTCTCGCCCTCTAGCGTCCGAACACCTTCTATGCGCTGAATGACGTTTACCGTTCCCGTTGTTGGAGCAGCTGGAAAAGTTAGCATCATCGCGAAGGTGGGAGAGCCCGGAACGCCCGCATAGCTTCCGGGCACGAAGGCTGTGGGGGAAACAGTAACCGGCTGGTTAGTCGTGTTGGCGATCAGCCACATATCCGCTGTGTAGAGCGCAGCTCCCGGCTGAACGGTAATCGATGTGCCGCTATACCAAAGGTCCATGTTCCCATTGAGCAGTTTATTCCTGAGACCCGCCAGAATTCCCGCATCAATGTTCTCACGAGCTTGACCTTGCTGCGCCAGTGACAGTGTTTGCGGACCGTAGGAAACGGCCGTGGCACCTTCGATATTCACCCAACCCACATCGTTCGGGTCACTGCTCGCCTTAGCCAGAATTTGACCAGCCGCGCCTCCGGGCGCTTGAATGGCACTGTCAGCCTTCGCAAGGGACGCCTGAGTAGCAACGGACAATGTAAGCGTGCGATCCGCCGAAAGGTCACCTCCTCCGGACAAACCAGCGCCCGCATTGACGGCGCGGGACGGTTGAACGGCGTTATCTGCGTTTGCAAGCGATGCAACCGACGCCGCGTTAAGAGCAAGTGTCCGATCCGCTGAAAGGTTGCCGCCGCCAGTGAGGCCGGTCCCGGCGGAAATTGCGCGGGCGGGCTGGACGGCACTGTCAGCTTTAGCCAAACTCGCCAGCGTGGTTGCATCAAGGGAAACAGTGCGATCAGCTGCGAGTGAACCGCCCCCCGTTAGGCCAACCCCGGCAATCACTTGGCGAGCGGGTTGCACCGCACTATTCGCAAGGGCGAGGCTCGCTATAGATGCAGAATTGAGCGCAATTTCCCGGTTAGCGGCCAGCGTGCCGCCACCGGTAAGCCCTGCGCCTGCCGAAATCGTAAGCGTTGGCTGGACTGCCGTATCAGCCTTATTCCCCTGCTGTGCAGTTGCAAATCGCTGCCCACCAAGCGTTTCAATAGCCTGCGAAACTCGCAAAGGCGTCATCACAGATGTATTGTTGAGCCCTTCGCGTGCCATCGCTTCGGTTGAATAAGGCCGCACAGCATCCGCCGCCCGCTGTAAGGTAGTGCGACGGGTTGAAGGGCCATCAATGGCGATATTGTCAATCGGAGCCGGATTGAGTTCTTCCGGCAGTTCGTTAATTCTCAGACGAAGATCAGTCATTATATGCCCGTCCTGATAATAAAGTTCATGATGATAGAGGGCTGCACGTTGAGGTGAGCCTGACCGCCACCGGCGGGAGATGTTGTTAGTTCATGCTCATGATCGCCATCGGAAGAAGTCTGAGCGTTGAGAGACGCTCTTGCGGTGCCGTTGCTCGTTGTGATGCCAAGCCCGGCTGACGAACCGCCCACATTGGCATCCAGATATCTGTGTGCATGCCCGCCGCTTCTTGTTGTTTGCCCTTTATGAAAGTGGGGGGCTATCTGCGCTTCTGTGAGCGTAACGGATTGTGCGCCACCGCTCGCTCCGATCGCGGCCCCGTTGAACCCAGCTACGGCGACGGTGATACGGTTGGCCGCTGGGCCACCCATATCATCGCGGCCAACTAACACCCGGCCACGCAGATCAGGCACATTGAACGTTGAGCCACCATCCCCGCCGCCGAAAGTCGTACCGATGATTGCAAATAGCGCCGCATAAGTCGTTCTGGATACTTCCTGCCCATAGCAAAGGAGCCAACCCGGCGGCGGCGTGCTGCCAGCGAAGGCTTTGACCTCGCCAATCGGCACCGCTGCATCAAGCAGCTTCTTGCTGACCGCATCGCCAGGGTTCTTAGCGTCACCAAGATCAGTGACGAGAAACCCACTCATCGAAAGATTGCGAATGGCTGGCGTGGATCCGTCACGCTTCAAGCACTGGGAAAGCGCCTGCGCAACATCTTCGAAAGGGATATTATGCTGTTCGGCCAGCACCTTTTCGCCTGTCGTTGCCTTATAGATTGGCGGTAGGCTGTATTTGCCGTTGCTATCGAAGGGCATGCGTTTCTCCAATAAAAAAGCCGCCCTTGTGGACGGCTGGGCATGATTGTAAATTTTTAGCTTACAAGCGCTTGACAGGATGTCAGCTTTTCGCTTACATAAACTATGATCAAGTCGTTCAAGAACAAGGCGCTGGCTACCCTTTTTGAAACTGGGAAAACCGGCAAGATTGACGCCAAGATGCAGAAGCGCATTCTGGTCAGGCTTGACCGTCTGGATCAGTCAGAACGCCCAGAAGATATGAACCTTCCCGGCTTCGACTTTCATTCACTGAACGGTTTCAATCCGACGCGCTATACAGTCCATGTAAACGGGCCATGGTGCATCACTTTCGAGTTCGACGGCAAAGATGCCGCCCGTGTCGATTTCGAGCAATACCATTGATCACAAGGCCAAGGAGGGCAAGATGATCGACCATGAAGTCAAGCGCCCGCTGGAGCGTTGCCCGTCCCATCCGGGAGCGCTTCTTGAGGATATTATCCCGGCGACGGGAAAGACCAAGGCTGAAATCGCCAACCTGCTCGGCATTTCCCGACAGCAGCTTTACGATATCCTGCGCGAAAAGAAGCCTGTTTCTCCGAATGTGGCCGCCAGGCTCGGCAAGATGTTTGGGGACGGCCCTGCTGTCTGGCTCCGTATGCAGGCTGCCTTTGATGCATGGCATGTCGCTCGTGAAGTGGATGTTTCCAATATTCCGACGCTGCACGCCGCCTGACGCCGCCCCGCTCCGGCGGGGTTTTCTTTGTCTAGACACGCCTCCGCGACTCACCTCAATCTGGGGTGGTTTATAATGGGAGGGCTTTATGGAGCTTAACGTTCATCACCATCTAGAGCTAATGACCGGCACACTTATTAAGGTACTCGCAGAGAGCCTTGGCGATGCCTTCAAAGAAATCAGGGCGGCTTCGCCCGAACGGAGTGAGCAGATTTTGCAAGCTATTCAGAGCCGCGCCGTTATCAATCTCAAGAACATGCCCATGGAGACTATCCCGGATGATCTGCAATTGATGGTCATTGAGACCGCCAGAACGATGGTCGAGACGATCTTTGATGGGGCCAGGCGAGCTTAACGGATCCATAACATCTTTCCTTTTGTGATCTGATACGACAATATGCCTGCGGCGATAGATAAGGGGTTGGGAATGCGGTATTTATTGTTCGTCTCGATTGCATGCGTTGCGCTTTCTGCATGCCAGACAAAGCCGATTGAAGAAATGAGTTATTCAGAAAAGAAGGCTCTGGCAGAGCAAATTGTTAAGCGATGCGTCGCTCAAGGGGTAAAGCACGATACGCCAGAAATGCGAGATTGCTCCCGTGCTGAAGTGCAGCGCGAATATGCCACCCGTCAGAACAACGCATTTCGTCAGCAAAGGGCTGCGGCGGCTATAAGCCAAGGAATGGCTAACGCATCTAGAAGCTATTACAACGCTGCTGCGGCCAACCGCCCCGTAAACTGCCGAAGTGTGCGCGCTCCCGATGGGGCGATAAGGACAAGCTGCTACTAATGAAGTTACCGAACCATCATAAAAAGCAGCCGTTTTTCGGAGCGAACGCCAAGCCTTTCTTCATTCAGTTGGCGGTTGTTCTCTTGTTGGTCATTTTCGCCGCACCATACCTTAAGTATTGGATAGGCGAGGGATTATGCTCCGGAATTAATTTTTGCTCATCGGAGCAAGTTGAGCGCCGGAGCGAATCAGAGCGTCAGCAATAGCTTTACGCCCTGCCGAAAGTTGGGGAACTGGCAGCGCGCTGCCCGACGCTATAACGGCCTCAGCCAATCGAGCATTGCTTGCCGACATAGCCTCTGCCGCACGTTTCGCAATCATACCAGCCCCAGCAAGCGGCAATGTTGCGCCGCCTGTAGCTGAACTGCCCAAAACGTGTAGAAGCAAGGAAAGCCCGTTTCCTTCAGGTGACAGCTTACCCACCAACCGCAAAAACCCTTGCCCCTTTGAACCCATCACAGCTTTTTCGACGGCTTGAAGCTCGGAGGCAGTGAACCCACGCTTTAACTTTTCAGATTTCAAAATTTTAGCGAGTTCCTGCCGGGTGTTGTTTTCAATATTCCCACCTGCTCCACTTATTTTTGTGCGTATTCCCGCCCTATTGAGAAGCTCACCAACAGTATCAAGCTTTCTGGCCTGACTATAAAGGCCTCTTGCCTCCTTCAGCGCTGCGGCAGCTTCCGCGCTGTTGCCTACAAGAACGTCGCCAGCTTGCGGGTTGGCTGCGAAATTATCCAGCGCCTCGGAAATCTTCGCCGTCAGTGCGTTATTCGCCTTGTTCCCCGGTTGATAGGCATTACCAGCGATCTTCCGCGCAGTGTCCAACCCTTTGAACGTTACGTTGCCATCGGCTAACCGGTTGACCTCATTCAGGGCGACTTTGGCGCCAGACTGCAATTCCGGGTGATAGCCGAATTCTGCGAAATCTTTCATAAGGGCATCGCGAAGGCGCTCCATGCCCTGCTTCGTGTAGACCACGCCAGCGTCATCAGCCTTTTGATAGGCGACCTGAGCAGCGGCCCTCAGATCATCGGCGGTTGGAAGCGCCGCCCTGTCTACCGAGACTGCGCCAATGCGGGCAAGAGCGCCAGTTGCACCACCGATCAGCGCGCCTGTCCCTGCCCCGGTCGCTGCATTAAAAGCCCTGTCCGTTAGCCCCCGCCCTTCCCCAGCGCCATAAACAGCGCCGTATAGAGCGCCCTCTGCGGCACCTCTGCCAGCCAGCGAGGCGAGCGTTGGCTTTGCGCCATTGAGGAGCGTCAAACCTCCCTTTGCGGCCACACCGCCGACACCAAGGCCACCGGCGGTACTGCCGACCGTCGAAGCGATAGGCGAACGCTCCTCGCGGCGGCGGCGCAATTCGGCTTCAATATCCATGGCGCGGTTGTATTCTCGTCCGATATCGAAGCCCTCGCCCTTTATCGCGCTGATGCCCGCACGCAACGGGGCCATAGCACCAGACACAATCTCATCACCGAACGGAATACCCTGCAGAATGCTGTCCGTAGCATCCGAAAAGGTTCCTGGCTGGCGTGCGGCTTCAATTTGGTCGGCCACCGCTGCGGCAGACCAGCCCGGTTGAGCTTGAGCTTGCTGTGGGGCGACTTCCGGGAATTTGCTCGCGATCATATCCCTGATTTGCTCACGCGGCATATCGTCGGGGAAGCGGACTTGCGTGCCATCGGGCATTTTTACGATTGGCATGAGATGCCTCACTGTTTGAAGTAATCTGAGAAATCAACCACGCCGTCAGTTTTCTTTGCGTTGGTATTTTTCAAGGCTTGCTCTGCCTGCAATATCGCCTGCGGCGGCATGCCAGCCTTCAACGCTTCAAGTGCACGCGTCCGGGAAAGCGCTTTTTGCTTAAGAACTGCCGGGGTGTCTCCCGGCCTTGGCAGGTACACACTGCCATATTCAGCCGTTTCATCAGCTGTAATAGCTGCGCCGGTGTCTTTACGCAGAATGGCTTGCAGGAACTCTTTCCCTGCTTGCTCTGCTTTTTGAAATTCCTCTGGCTTTAGATAATTCCCCACACCGGGCAGTTGTCCAGCCGTATTGCCAACAACCCCGGTCAACGCTGTCCCGTATTGATCGATAAGCGGCAGCGCTCCTTCTGCACGCGTCGCAAAAACAGCGTCTTTCGACTGCCCCTCTGTCAGCGGCTTCGCTGCCCCGCCCTGTGTAAAGGATACAGAGCCATCAGGAGAAACTTGCAACGATGTGCCGCCAGCACCGCCAGAAATCATGAACTGATTGTATTCCGGCGTTCCGGGCTTCAAACCGGCTTGCGCGGCGCGGATGATCAAGGCGCGAACGCTGTCAGGTATTTTCTCTGCCGAACCGGGGGCTACAATCCACTGCCTAGAAGCAGGGTCATAAAGCCGCCCATCCCCAGCGTTTATGAGGTTCTGGTTCTTATCGCTGAAATCGGCAATCGTGCGATATGTACGTGGATCAACCAGACGGCCATTCACTTCAATTGGCTTCGGATTTTGAAGCGCGTTCAGTTCGGCTTGGGTTTTTGCCATCTGCAAAGCCCGCATAGGGTCATTCTGCTGCATCTGCTGCTTCAATGCCATACCGATCACCGAACGCTGCGCGTCGTTCATCCATGGATCAGACGCAGCCTCAAGCAACTGCTGGATATTCACGCCTCCCTGGCGTGGCGCGGCATAGCTCCCCATGATCGGGGCGCTATCCGCTGACGGTGCAGCCGGGAAATAGCCCGATGCGTCAGCAACTTGCTGTGGAGCCTGCCCCTGCGGAGCGAGCGCACCACCAAGCGCCATATCATTCTGGCGCAAGAGAGCATCACTGATCTTGGCTTCTGGCGCTGGCCGCTGTGGCGCAATCTGGTTGATTGCTGCCGCTGCGGTCTGCGGCTGCGGTTCTGGCGCATAAGCCTGAGCCATTCCGATAGATGGATCAAGGCTTGCAACCTGCACGCCGCCAGCCTTGGCATATTTCGCCGCCCGCGCCGCCCTATGTTCCGGCGCAGGCCGCAAGAAGTCGTTGACGATTGCCTGCGCTGCCGTCGCGGTGTCCGGTGCGCTGAGAATGGATTTTGCCGCCCTCGCCTCCGGCCCCTGCAATTCGGTCATCAGGAAATCAAGCTGTGCATCGGTGTTGGATGGATCAACGCCGCGTTGCTGCGCAAACTGCTCGTAGGCAACCCGGCGCGGGCCAGTAAGCTGATAAAGGCCGTATCCGCCACGGGAACCCGGAACGATAGGGTTCTTTTCATTGATGCCAGGGTTTAAGCCGCTCTCATCCTGAAAGTTCATGACGAAGGCGTCAGCCACATGTGACGGAAGTCCGCGAGCCTCAAGGCCCTGTTTGATTTCAGCAGCCTGCGGCGTCGATGCGATAGTCGTACCGGTCGCTGCTCCACTTGTGGGAGAAGCACCGCCAGCAACAGCCGATGGATAAGCCGCGCCACCGCTCAGGAGGCCTGCAAGGTCGAGGTTCCCAAACTTCTTCGCAGCGCCCTCAATGCCAGCCTTTTCGGCATTGTCAGCACGCGCCTGCTTGATGTTGCCAGCAAGGGCGCTCATCATCCGGGCTGCGCCCTGCGTCCAGTGGCCTACAGGCGAGAAATCAACACCTGCGCTTATCATGGACTGCGCAAGTTTACGCTCACGCTCCAGTTGCTCCGGCGTGACTTTCCTGCCGCCAGCACCGACGAAATAGGGTTCGATAATGTCACGGAGAGCCATCAGTAAAGCCCCTTCTGTCCAATGCCAAACAAGCTTCCAAGTTTGATTTTGTTGGCCTGCGTCATGTTGTCTACCGCTGCGTTGGCAATTTGCGCCCAACCCTGCATCGGGTCACCTATCGGCTGCATTGATACCGATGCGCTGGACCGGGGCGCAGGCTGCGCCTCGACAATTGGCATGAGGTTGGAAAATTGCTGAACTGGCTGCTGCCGGTTTCTGGTGAACATCATTGGATAGCCCCCATCGCGACAGAGTAATTCACAGTGTCGAAGCCGGAAGCAGGGTCAATCACGACTGCATCAGGGATGACCTGACGAACATCATCCGACATCAGGCCTTCGCGTGGTGCCGCGTCCTTGTCGTCCCACTTGTAGTTAAAGCGATACCATGGCAGGCCATTCGCCAGCGTCCCAATACGCTCAATGTCGCGCTTCAAGCGTCGATCCGAGAACGGCAGGATGCCCATCGCAGCCGACCCAAGCCCGAACAAGCCGCCCATCTTTGATTGATAGCTATTGAGCTCGGACTGATACTTCTGGTTCACAAGCCCCGTATAATCCGTGTTCGCCACGCCTGTTTGTGGCGTTGCACCCGACATTTGTGCCGGGTTCTGTATCTGCGAACCGCTCATGAGGCCGATGATTTCGTTCAAAGGCTGATTGCGCTGTGCCAGAGCCTCGCTGAATGCCTGACCGCGCCCAGTGAGCATGAGCTGGTTATAGGCGTCGTTCTTCGCCTGCGTCATGCGGGACATTTCAGTATTCCACGCTTCTGAACCCTCCTGAATGCCTTTGTTCTTCAGGGTAGTGCGCAGCTTTTCCTCATCCTGCGCGAAACGAGGGTCGAGACGCTGCGAGCCAAGGTCATAAGCCCAGTTCGCAGCATCCTGATTGTTGAACTCGAAAGGCGTATTCAGAAGGTCGCGGATTTTGGCCGACTGATCCTCTGCGATACCGGCAAGATTTCCCTGCGCTTTCTGCGTCTGGTTGAAAATCGCCTGCTGTTCCGGCGTGAGCGTGGTCGTCTGGGTGAAAGTTGGTGTCTCGACCCATTTCCCGCTCATCTCATCAAAATGTTTTCGTGAACCAGTCTGATCATAGCTCACACTCCCCCATGGGTTATTCTGGTTCACCATGTTGAGGTTTTGCTGCGTGATGGCCGTCGATCGGTTGGCCGCTGCCTGGGCGGTCGCGGTTTCCTTCGGATCTGGAGCCTCTGGCTGTTTCTTGCCCATTATGCCTACCTGTCGATTGATGCTTTGAAAAAGCGACCGTTGCGCCAATCGTCATCGGTCAATGTGAAGATGAATTCGCCTTCCTCGCGGCCTCTAAGGCGCGGAATATAGGTTTCCGAGAAGCCATAGGACCTGGCGATGCGGATCATGTTTTGATTGCGCTCCGATACCCGCATCACGGCAAGCTGATTTTTGAAGCCGTCGAACACAAGAGACATGATTTGTTGAAGGGTTCTTCGGTTGAGCCAGCGTTTAGACGTTGAACCAGCCGTCATCTCCATAACGCCGCTTTCCGGGTGCCAATTGTGGAACAAAACACCGGCAATCAGGTCGCCGTCCTCAAAAAAACCTAGTGCTGCATACTTATCGAGCGCGTAAGGATCATTGAACACGATATTGCAGACGAACTCCCCGATGATCGAATGCGGGCCACGGATCGGTTGCCAGCCATAAAGGCAGGTTTCAATCATGCCGGTACGTCCGTCATTTCAAAGGTCAGGTCCGTACTCATGATTTCCGCATCCAGCGGCACGATATAACCGCTTGTGACTTGACAGGACGGCGCAACGACATAGCCACCGCCACCGATTGCCTGCCAATCATTGTTGAGGATCGTCTGAGACGCAGCACCCCACGTGCTTTCGCCCCAGATTGCAGTTCCCCATTCCTGAGTGGAAGTAACTGCCGTAGCATTCGGCGCCGGAGGAAGTTCCTTGTCGTATTCGACATGGAGTTTCACGGTCATGTTGAGCTTTGCCGATGCGCGAATGGTGAAACGGACAATCTTTGCCAGTTTCATGAATGCTGGCTGTCCGTAATCCTCAAAAAGGGGCAAATAAGCCGCCGTGTAGGTATTGCCTTTGTCACTGCCGCCAATGTTCGCCTTGATCACTTCACCTTCCAGCGAGCCGAAATAAAGCTGGCCTTGGAAAACCTCCATGCAGTTCGAAGTCCAGCCGGTGAAACGGCACCATTTGCCGGTCAAAGCATTCGCAACGAACATCACTGGCGACGAGCCGTTCAAATGCGGCGGCACAACAAGCACCATCTGGCGCTCAGGCCAGAGCATTGCATGCCATCCCTCATTTCCGCGCAATAAGCAGGCTTCATTCCAAGCATCCACAATCGGATAGGAGACAGTTGCCGGAGAAAGCGCGGCAACGTCGCGCTGGATGGCTTGCGACAGAGGCACAAAGCCAGTCGTGGTCGCAATGATCAAATCGCCGCCAGCGCGGATCACGGCCTTTTTGCCAAGAGGCTTGCCGATCTTGTAAACGTTGACTTTATCCCACGCCGCCGCATCGCCTGGATTATCGCCTTGGAAAACGGCAACCTCGCCCTCAGTGCTGACGAATACACATTGTTCCGATAGCCCACCGGAAGAACCACTATCGAGAGACCACGACGCGCCGAACAAGAGTGAACCGCCTTCACCGAAGATACCGCCCATCGGGAATTTCTTCAGCTCCCCGCCGATCTGGTCAACTGGCAGATACCAGAAATTCAGGCTATCGCGCTGCACGAAAAAAAGGCGGCTCTTGTATGCCCAGACATAGGACATATCTTCTGGCTTCACCACCGTTTCACCCGCGGGCATGGTAAGCTCAGGATCAGTAACGAACGCAGTCCCGTCATAAACGAATGGCTTATCCTCGCCATTGACGCCACGCAGAAAGATACCCCCATCAGCATTGGCAAACTGAACAACTGACCAATCGCCATTATGCAGATTGTTGAGAACGTCGAGGCCGGTTGTGGATCTTTCGCCTATGAGGTCGTTCTGGTCTGTCTTGATATCGTCATCGGTGCTTGTACCAATGCGCCAGCTATACGGGCTTTGAACAGACGTGATATCGAAAACCTGTGTATCGGTTGCCCCGAAAAGCCGCTGATTTCCGCCATTCACATACTTGAACAGTGATCTATGCGCGCACAAACCCAGTCAAAGACGTGAAGCGGCCAAAAGCCAAGGTTATCGGTCATACGCCGTGGACATATGAAGACGTTGCCAAGTTCTACGAAAAGCACAAGATTGGCTCAATGGCCCGCCTTGCAATGGATTTACTTCTGTTCACAGGCCTTCGCCGATCAGACGTTTATCGGCTTGGCCCGCAACACATCCGTAACGCTGTGATCGAATTTAGGGCACAGAAAAATGATGAGCCACTATTCATCCCGGTGCATCCAAGCCTCCAGAAGTCGATTGATGCTTGCTCGATAAGCCATATGGCATTCCTGACCACGCCGATACAGGGGAGGCCTTTCAAAAGCGAAGCCTCATTTGGCAACTGGTTCGCCGGGGTATGCGACGAAGCGGGCGTATCAGCGCGCGCTCATGGCCTGCGCAAACTGCTCGCCCAGATCGTGGCGGAAAGCGGCGGCAGCAATGCAGAACTGAAGGCACTATTCGGCTGGACGACTGACGCCATGGCGGCGCATTACATAAAAAATGCGAACGCAAAAAAGCTCGCTCAATCTGGCGCGGAAAAACTAAAGGGGAACATGCCATCCCCTCACCTAGAACCCAAAGCCCCACACCTCAAAAAAGGATAAGGCTTTTCAATACGTTACAAGAGGGGAAAAGTAAGATGGCGATCCCGGCAGGATTCGAACCTGCGACCATCGGCTTAGAAGGCCGGCGCTCTATCCAACTGAGCTACGGGACCCTGCCCTTTGAACAAGACGCCGGAGCCTTATCGAGGCCTCGGCGATTTCGTGTTTGTCTTCAGGCTATGAGACAGCCGTTTGAACCAGACAACCCGTCAATGGGTCCAGGGTTGCGGACGATCAAAACGGAAATTGTCGGAATAAGAAACCTTGCGGCGCTTCGGCTCATGCGGCTCCATGAGGCGATAGGGAATGCCGTTGCGCGTCGCATAGGCTACCGCTTCTTCCTGTGAGGCGAAGAACAGCCGGATCTGGCTTTTCATATCACCCGAAGAGGTATATCCCATCAAAGGCTCGACCACGCGAGGCTTTTCGGGTTCATATTCCAGAAGCCATTGATCCGTCTTGGCCTTACCGGACTGCATGGCGGTTTTAGCTGGACGATAAATGCGAGCTACCATTTGAAGAACCTTGAACTCCGCTCTCACCTTCCCTCGCAGGAAGGAGACAAATCTATCATGGCAATAGTTTACCCGGTTTAGCGTGTCAACGCGATAAAGACGCACGCCACAGCCTTGCGGCATCAAGGCTTTCCATCATCGATCAACTTGTCGGGAAAATGGTCGGAGCGGCAGGATTCGAACCTGCGACCCCCTGATCCCAAATCAGGTGCGCTACCAGACTGCGCTACGCTCCGCTGCTCTGTTCGAGCGGGGTTCTCACTAGATAATCCAATGCCATAAAGCAAGAGGCAAATTTGCCCGTTGACGCTTTTTCGCTTCGGCTTGCTAATTCTAAAATCTTAAAGCCGTTGGAATTGACAGCTTTGGTAAAGTAAGTTTACCAATCATCCGCCTGCATACCATGACGCGCAATAGCCCGACTACCGCTCTAAGGAGAGGGCAGCGGAAGGGAATGTTTCCATTGGTCAGCCAAATCGGTGGAGCGAATTGGAGTGAAAAGGAAGAAATTTTAATCCAGGAGGGAGGACTTCGATGCCCTGGAATCAAGTTTACGATCCCCTAGGCAGCATGTTCTGGTCAACATTGCTTGCCGCATTGCCCATCGTGGTACTGCTCGGCGGAATCGGCATTTTCCACATAAAAGCACATATAGCCGCGATTCTCGGTTTGATTACCGCGCTCTTAATTGCGGTGATCGGTTTTGGAATGCCCGCCGACATGGCGGGAGCCACAGCCGTTTACGGTGCAGCCTATGGTCTTCTGCCCATCGGCTGGATCATTCTCAACGTGATCTTTCTGTATCGCCTGACGGAACAGACCGGGCAGTTCAATATCCTGCGTGATTCGATTGCCGGGATCACCCCGGACCGTCGCTTGCAGCTTCTGTTCATCGCCTTTTCCTTTGGCGCGTTCTTTGAAGGTGCAGCCGGTTTCGGAACACCCGTGGCCGTGACGGCAGCCATGCTGATGGGGCTTGGCTTTGCGCCGCTTCCCGCCGCTGGCCTGTCGCTGATCGCCAACACTGCACCCGTCGCTTATGGCGCTTTAGGTACGCCTGTTATCGCATTGTCTGCGGTGACGGGGATCGACCTCTTGCAATTGTCGGGCATGATCGGTCATCAGCTTCCATTCTTCTCGGCGATCGTTCCATTCTGGCTCATCTGGGCCTTTGCGGGCCGTAAAGGCATGATGGAAGTCTGGCCGGCACTGCTGGTTGCCGGCGTTTCGTTTGCCGTACCGCAATACGTAGTGTCCAATTTCCATGGACCATGGCTCGTCGATGTTATCGCCGCCATCTGCTCCATGGCAGCACTTGCCGCGTTCCTTCGCTTCTGGCAGCCGCGTCGCATCTGGACGTCGACCGGCAAGGAGGGCGAAGAGGCCAATGCACCGGTCCAGCCGCGCCACAGCCATTCCACGGGAGCGGTTTTCCGCGCATGGCTGCCATGGCTCGTTCTGTCGATCTTCGTGTTCTTGTGGGGCACGCCGCAGGTTCGCACATGGCTCGATTCGCTTTGGATCTGGAAAATGCAGGTTCCGCATCTGCATAACCTGGTCTTCAAGGTTCCGCCGGTCGTTGCCGAAGCCCATTCGGAAGCTGCGATCTTTACGCTGAACCTCCTGTCGGCCACAGGCACGGGCATCCTGCTTTCCGCCGTCGTCGCGGGCTTTATCCTCGGCTTCAATCCGTTGAAGCTCGTGAAGGAATATTTCAAGACGGCCTATGTGGTGCGCTTCTCGCTCATCACCATCTCAGCAATGCTCGCGCTCGGCTATGTCACCCGCTATTCGGGTACGGACGCGACCCTGGGCCTTGCATTCGCACAGACGGGCTGGGTCTATCCGTTCTTCGGCGCGATGCTCGGCTGGCTGGGTGTGGCGCTGACGGGTTCGGACACGGCTTCCAACGTCCTGTTCGGCGGGCTTCAGAAGATCACGGCTGAACAGCTTGGCCTTTCGCCGGTTCTGATGGCGGCAGCCAATTCGTCTGGCGGTGTCATGGGCAAGATGATCGACGCCCAGTCCATCGTCGTCGCCTCAACGGCAACCCAGTGGTATGGACACGAATCGAAGATCCTTCGCTATGTGTTCTTCCATTCGATTGCACTTGCCTGCCTTGTGGGCGTTCTGGTTCTGGCGCAGGCCTATGTGCCGCCATTCACCTCCCTGGTGCCAGCGGAAACCTTGCCTTTAGTTGCTCATTAG